CATCTGTGTGACGGAGGTGGCGAGATGAGCCTCTCACCGTCAGCGCAGGAGTGGAACGACCGCCAGAAGCGGTCCAGTGAGTACCACGGCACGGAGGGCCGGGCGTTGCGGGACATCGAGCGCCAGTTGCAGGAGATCAGCAAGTTGCTGGCTGCCCTGTGCGCCCATCTGGGGGTAGGTGGGAGACATGGGTAACTGCGCCAACGTCGAGTACGACACCTGCACGTCCGTGGAACGGGGTGAGGAACCCGACCTGAGGCCGGGCGACGACATCTGCATCCTGTGCATGTGCTGGAACTGTGAGCGGTGCGACGTGCTCATGGACCTCGACTGCGAGATGAGGGTCCGCGACGAGCAGGGTGGCTTCGAGGTCGTCTGCGAGAAGTGCGTCACCAAGGAGGACACCTTGTACGACGACTGATGCCGTGAAGTGGGACACCCTGACGTACAGGTAGAGACAACAACCATTCCAACAAAGCCATCAACCACCGGGAGGTAACTGTGGCAACACCAACCAACCCTGACGGAGAGTTCCTGACTCCCACCGTGAGCATGGAGAGTCGCCTTCGCGAGGCCCAACGCACGCTCCTGGGCGTGCATGGGCCGTTCAGCGAGATCGTGGCGAAACCCCACCTGTTCGACCCTGCCGGCATCCACCGGATCAGAGCTCTGATCGAGTCGTTGGATAAGGAGATACGCAAGGAAGCCGACCGGTATTCAACGGTTTCCGGGTGGGAAACACAGCGTGGGTAACGGCGCTGACCCTGTCTACGTTTTCGGTACCAACCTGCTGCCAGAACCCTCCATATTCGGCATTGCAATGCGGAAACATTTGGACGAATACGGCGATGACCATGAGATGGTTTTACGCCTTTCAGCGGAGATAGCCCACAACCTGGAAGGGTTGAAGATGGCCGTCGCTTTCGTGCGTCGACAGGCCATGCTCGACGCCCAACTCGACATCGGTAACGGGGCCGAGGTTGGGCGCCTGGCCGGCGTGGGTCGTGTCCGTTCGCATGAACTGTTGAACCGTGCCATCGACGAGCGGATGCACAACGTGGCGTTGACGGATGTGGTTCCCGCCTTCTCCGACGCCCCCCTGTATGATTGACCGACGGTACCCCAACCCCCCTTTAGGGGGGGTTGGGGGTAACGGGGCCACCACCGACCGGGGTGCGCCCCCGCTGTCTCACCTGTATGCCATACTGGTTCCATGATCGAGATTCCGATTCGCCAGAGTTTCCTGAACACCTTCTCGAACTGCCCGGAGCAGGCCCGTCAGGAACGCCTGGGTCTGGTCCGTTCGCAGGAGAGTAGCGACATGTTGCGAGGCAACATGGTTCATGCCGCTATCGAGTATTGCGGTAATGAACTAATGCACACGGGTAACAGGGTTTCTTTCGACGAAGCATCCGAATACATGGATGAAATCTCATCCGGTCTTGCCGGAGGGGTGGAAGTGTGGCGCCATGAGTTTGAGACTGTGGTGGATGTTGCCCGAAAGAATCTCAGTGTTTGGCACGAAGAATGTTTCCCGAACCTGATGGTTCCAACAGGTGTCGAGCAGTCCTTCCGCACCACCCTGGATGAACGTGACGGTGTACGTCTGGTTCTTACTGGAACCGCTGACTGGGTTCAGGATGACCTGATCCTGGACTGGAAGAACCCGAGCCGTGAGTACCTGCCGTGGGAGCAGAAGCGGTGGAACCTCCAGGCCAGCGTCTACTGTTTCGCTTTCGGGATACCAGACTTTGATCTGGTGGCGTTGGTAAATGGGAAGGTCCAGGTCATTCGCATTGAACGGGATGGCTCCGAGGTTGAGGCGCTTCGGGATCTCTGCTGGTCTGTGGCTGCTTTGATACAATCTGATCTGAAGGTCTGGCCTAAGCGTTGGGCGGGATGGCATTGCTCACCGAAGTGGTGCCCCGTCTGGCAGGCTGGTGAATGCCGAGGGAAACACCTTGGCTCTACACCCTGGTAAAGGGGAGAGAGAGAGATACAGCATGGATCGGGATTCTTCGATCATCGCTCAGGTTGCAGCAAAGGTGGCAGGCTCCGTCTGCTGCGGGAGCGGCGACATCGACAAGTACCTGGGCTGCGTGGAGGCAGTCCACAATGACCTGGTGGAGCGTGCCGGTGCCGGCATTGTTGCTCAGGTGTTCCCCGGAGCGGTCACTACGGCTGCTCCTGCGCTTGTTGTGGCGCCTGGCCCGACCCAGCAGTCGGTTGCCGCTGCTCCTGCCCCTCAGGCGGCTGGAACAGCCCCCGGTGGGGCTCGTGTGGGGGCGAAGATTTACCCCCGCGTCGACTTCTGTGTCGGTCAGAAGGCCGACGAGAAGCAGGCTGCGTGGAACGTGTTGGCGTTCCAGCCGAACGAGTGGTCCGACGGTAACGGCGGCACCATCAAGGTGTTCGAGGTCAAGGAACACGGCGACGGCACCACCGATCTTGCCAAGAGTGGCAAGAACTTCCCGAACTTCTCCGTGATGAAGGAGGCGTTCACGCACATGGGGGTCACCGTGGGGAACAACGTGGGCCTGTGGGTCAACGATGGTGACAGCAACGTCCCGTTGAAGGTGTGGGATCAGGCCGCTGGTCAGACCCAGGCCGACGCCGTCGACTTCCCGTGGGAGTCGAGGCGGTCCGAACTCCAGCAGTACGCCTACGGTAAGTGATCGAAGGCGCACCTGTTGCGCTCAGTGCGGCTGACATCGACGCCCGATTGGAGGGTGCCGATGTTCAGCCCGCTGGCCGTAACTATCGTTACTTCCAACCCAGCCACAAAGCGGTCGACAAGTGGGTGGAATACGCAGCGGGGAGCCACGACAGGTTCTTCCTGGGGTTGGGAGACATCGACACCAAGATGCGTGGCGTGTGGCCGTCGGACGTTCTGGTGGTCACGGGCCGTGCCCATAGTGGCAAGTCTGCCGTGTTGCTGTCGGCCATAGCGACGAACCTGACTGCGGATCCAGACTTCCGCGCTGTGATCTTCACACCGGATGAACCGGAGACTCTGGTTGTCAGCAAACTGTACGCCCTTCTGTACCTCCAGAACCTGGCCGACGTGGAGGAAGGGTTGCAGGCAGGCGACCCGACGCATCGGCAACATATCGAGGATGCCAAGGACACGTTGGATCGGGTGCAGATATTTCCGTCCGCGATGGCGTTCGATCAGATGAGTATTGCCCTGGCCGAGTGTGAGGACTTCTGGCAGATCCGTCCACGGTTCGTGATGATCGACTTCCTCGAGCAGTTGCCGGCAGCGTCCGGTTACGAGGGTGTGTCATCAGTGTTGAAGGGTGTGAAGGAGTGGGCTGAAACGGAGAACCTTCCCGTTGCCCTCGTCCACCAGTCTGGTAAGAGCTCGACGCGGGGAATGTCGAGGGGAATGGATGACGGTAAATACAACGCTGACGAGTATGCCATCCTCCAGTTGAATGTGTTTCGCAAGCGTGACCTTGCGAAACTTGACGACTATCAGCGTCGCATCCATTCGGTGTCCATCTCGTTGGATCTGTGTAAGAACAAGCGGCCTCCGTGCCATACGACCAATCCCCCTATCGACTATTACATGGATCCGCACTGTGGCCTTGTCCGCGAATACTACGAATCTGACATTCCTTCGGATGACCGATGGATGATGTAGTCGATACCTTCGCCCGCCTGCACCAGGGTGGCCGTATAGCCATCAACTACGACGGTATCCGTCCTCTGGTCAACGAACGGGGTGAGGCGTACTCCGCTATCGGTGAGCCGTACGAGGATGCCGTGCGGGGGCACCTGGAGGGGGAGCCACCCATTGGTGTGTACCCCCTTTTCAGGAAGGACTATCAGCGTACCGCTGAGTGGTATGTGAACTGGTTGGCTGTCGACCTCGACGAGGGTGAACCCGACTTTGTCCATGCCTGCAATCTGCAACGGTTGTTGGAACGGTTCGGCATCCGGGGTTGGATTGAGCGGTCCCGGTCGAAGGGCTTCCATGTGTGGGTGTACCTGCGGCAGCCGTTGACGGCGGAGATGGGACGGGAGGCGATGCTGGGTGCGTGCCGGCTGGTGGACGTACCCGTCCGCGAGGTCTACCCGAAACAGATCACGTTGGATGGGAAGGGATTCGGGAACTGTCTGCTGCTGCCGTATCCGAACATGGGTAACCCTGGCCGGCAGGTCGTCGTCGACATGTATAACAAACCGTATACATTGGACGACTTCGTGGAAACAGCGTGGGAGTCGAGGGCCAGCAGCCACGCCATCCGTTCCATCCATGCGTTGTACCAGGAGCAGCACTCGAAGCCAATCTCTCAGGTCGACCAGGTCCGCATCCGCGACGACGACAACTTCGGATACATCGCCCGCAAGATATGGGAAGGTGACATTCGGGAAGACCGATCCAACGCACTGTACGCCTTCGCCTGTTCCTTGTTCCGGCAGAACTACAGCGACCACACGGTGCTGCACCTGACGGGGCAACTGGATGAACGTGTCGGAAAGTTTGTGGGTCGTAGCGACCGTGACCGACGCCTCGAAGAACTTGTTACGAACGCCAGGAACCAAACCTTAGGAGAGCTCTGATGGCACCCAATCCTCGAACGTACCGGTTCACGGTCAAGGGGCAACCCAGAGCGAAGGGGCGTCCCCGCTTCGGGAAGGGACGCACCTACACGCCGCACGGCACCGTCGTCGCTGAGGCCAAGATCGCTGC